CGGGTACTTCTAATGGCACTAGAAACAGGCAATTTTATTAGTGCGCTAGTTCGCACAAATCCACTTTCCTCAGATAATATTTCAGAGGGGGATGATCATCTTCAACTTATAAAGAAAATTCTGCAGAAAACCTTTCCTGTAGGAACGGATAGCGCACTTGATAGTGGTATCGGTCCAGATCAGGCAGTCCAGGTTCTTATTGCAAAGTCATCTGCACCAACCGTAGATACATCTGCGAGTGGAAATGCTGCGAGAGCGATGGGTTTGCTGTGGCTAGATACAAGTAACAATCTTCTAAAAATAAGAAACCAGGCTAATGATGCCTGGATTACTTTATCTGTTGACCCGGAGAATGATAAGACTGTAGATATTGAGGGTGGAACAATTGATGCTACCGTAATAGGTGGATCAACCCCAGCAGCGGGTGACTTCACCACACTGGATACAACCGGAGCATTGACAGTCGGAACAGACATCACCATCTCCGGTGATGATATCATCATGGCAACCAATACAAATGCCTATATGCTGGTTGCTGATGGAACGAGTTACAATCCAGTAGCAATAACTGGAGATATCACACTAACTAATGCGGGTGTTACAAGTATTGGTGCTGATAAAGTAGTTACCGTAAAGATATTGGATGCTAATGTTACCAATGCAAAGCTGGCAAACATGGCAGCGAACACAGTAAAGGTAAGAGATGCAAACTCTTCCGGTGTTCCTTCTGATAAAGCATTAGCCACAACTGAAATTCTAATTGGTGATGGTACGGGATTTACTGCTGCAGCATTGTCAGGTGATGCCACAATGACCAATGCGGGTGCTGTTACAGTTGCCAAGATACAGGGTGAAGCTGTAAGTTCCACCTCTGCTGCAAATGACCAATACTTAAAGTATTCAAGTTCTTCCAGTGAGTGGCAGAAGGTAGATGTTGTATCACCTGACAGACTTACAACTAAGGGTGACTTGCTTGTTTACAACACGGTAGACTCTGAAACTAGACTTCCGGTTGGAACCAACGATTATGTTTTAGCTGCTGACTCATCCGCTACAAACGGTGTGGATTGGCAGCAACTGGCAAGTGCGGGGCTTGCTGATAATGCTGTTACCCTAGCAAAGATGGCGGGGCTTGCAAGAGGTAAGATTATCTATGGAGATTCAAGCGGTGATCCTGCTGCTCTTGCAGTTGGCAGTGCTAACTATGTTGTAACAAGTGATGGAACTGATATTTCATGGGCTGCTGTGGCTGTACCAGATAATTCAATAACACTCGCTAAATTAGAAGATGGTACACAAGGAGACATTCTTTATTATGGTGCTTCTGGGGCACCTGCAAGATTGGGTTTCGGAACATCTGGTGATGTTCTTACAACTGGGGGCACGGGAGCTAACCCAGCATGGGCTACTCCAACCACAGGTGATATTACGGGAGTATCAGCAGGAAACGGTTTAACAGGGGGTGGTACATCAGGATCTGTGACCCTAACTGTGGGTGCTGGCACAGGAATCACAGTAAACACGAGTGACATCCAGGTTTCCACAAGTTACGCGGGTGGTTCTTCTATCGCCACAGTAGGAACGGTTGGCACAGGAACATGGCAGGGAACTGCTGTTGCAGATAGTTATGTATCGTCAGCGTCAACGTGGAACGGTGCTGTAACTACAGCTAATGCTGCGTTACCAAAAGCTGGTGGCACATTATCTGGAGCGGTTATATTTGCAGATGAACTCGCCACAAGACCGCAGATGAAAGATTACGCGGAAACTGTAAATGCTATTGGTAGTATTTCTGCTGGAACAAATGCTGATCTTGAGGATGGAAATGTTCAGTCTGTAACCTTTACAGCCAATACATTTAACTTTGGAATTACAAATGCTTTAACATCACACTCTAATTCAGTAACGCTGATTATAACTAATGGTGGTTTGGCTACTGTAAGCTGGAAATCAGGCGCACATGGCGGTGGTGGTAATGCTGTTCAGTGGGCAGGTGGAACAGCCCCAACCCTTACCTCATCAGGAACTGATATTTTAACCTTCACTACTTTCAACGGTGGAACCAACTGGTACGGTTTTTCAGCTGCGATAGCATTAGCAGCACCATAGGAGAATTATATGCCATTGGGAGCAAATAAGGCATCTTTATTAGGAGCAGCGGGTAGCGGTGGTGCTTTTGAAGCAAGTGGTGGGACTGAAACTACATACACCGATGGAGGTGTTGATTATAAAGTCCATTCATTTACTGCTTCTGGAGAACTTGAAGTCACTGGGGCATCTGGAGATGTAGATATTTTAATTGTTGCTGGTGGTGGCGGAGGCGGAGGTGGAAGCGGACCCAGCCTATCTCATTATGGGGGTTCTGGTGCTGGTGGTGGCGGGATGCTTGAGGGTTCAAGTATTGAACTTAATACAGGAACCTATACCGCTACAGTTGGTGATGGAGGTGCTGGTGGTACTTACCTCAGTGGTGGACAAGGAGAAGACTCCGTATTCACAGAAACAACATGGGGTACTGCTACAGCAGATGGTGGCGGATATGGACTTATAACTTTCAACGCAACAGGAGTTACTGGAGGTTCTGCTAGTGGCGGATCTGCTTTTGGTGATACGGGTGAACATGCCGGTGGTACGGCATCTCAGGGTGACTCAAACGGTTTAACAGGATATGGAAACGATGGCGGATTCGGATTCAGACACCCCGCAGCGGGCGGGTTTGGAGCAGGTGGTGGCGGTGGTGGTGCAGGAGGTGCAGGAGGGAATTCAGGGGGTGAGTTTGTTCCGGGGAGTAATGGTCTTGCCAGGAACAATCTAATTAGAACCGGGTCTAATGTAGCGTATGCTCAAGGAGGCACGGGTGCAGCAACGAGCGGTGGTGGTGGTGGAGCATCAGGGGGAGCAAATACAGGCACGGGCGGAACAGCAGGAAACGGAGGCTCGAACGCTGGTGGAGCTGGTGGAAGCGGAATCATAGTTATCAGATACGTTGTTTAAGGGGAAAAAAATGTTATATGCGAAAGTGAATGAAAGCGGAACAATAGAACAGTATCCATACTCAATTCATAATTTGAGGAATGATAATCCAAGTACATCGTTTCCTAAAACTGCTATGGAACAAGATAGGGTACAGTCCGACTATAGAATTGTTGAAATTACTGAGTCTGGAGTCCCTACTTCTGACACGCATAATGTAACAGAAGCCCCTCCAACCAAGTCAAATGGAAATTGGATACAGACTTGGGCACAAACACCAAAAACAGCGGAGGAACTGAATGATCAGGTGAGGGCAGTTAGGCTTGACAATTATGGTTCCCCCCAACAGCAGCTTGAATTCATTACAGAAAATGGTTTAGAAGCATGGCAGGATAAGGTTGCTGAAATCAAATTAAGGCACCCAAAACCGTAATGGCACTGATCCCGATTGATAATGTCGGACAGGTAGGTATAGTCAAGGAAACTTCTCCCTGGCAGCTCCCACCCAATGTCTGGAGTGATGGTAACAACGTAAAGACAGATGAAGGTTCCATAAGGAAACTTCCTGGCTATGCAGAAGTCATGGCAACATGCCCAGTGGCTCCCTATCTCCTGACACAACTAACTCTGGGAATACCAGAGTTCTGGATAGTGGGTGGTCTGGCAAAGATTTATGTGTATGACAACACCAACAAATCTACCCTCTTGAATGGTGCTATAACTGATGCTTCTTCTACTGCTGATATTACTGTAGATAGTACAGCGGATTTTGAGGATATTGGTACTATATCTATAGGTACAGAGGATATAACTTACACCGAAAAGACCTCTACTACGTTTGCAGGAACTATTACGAGGGGAGCAAATTCCACAACACCAGCAACTCACATTGATGATTCTACAGTCTCAAGAGCTAATGTATGGTATGACGTAACCAGAGCCTCTGGGGACTATTCAGCTACAGCATCAGAGAACTGGACTTCCACGATTATCGGTGGAGTTCTAGTAATGACTAATGGTTTTGATGATCCACAGTACTGGGCTTTGACAGGTGGAATTCCACTTTCCACTACAAAGATGCAGGATCTGAATAACTGGCCTAGCTTAACTGCCCTTAATGGAGCTATAACCAGCACTTCTGCTACAACTGATATAACAGTAGACAGCACTGCTGACTTCCCGATCACTGGAACCTTTACAATAGACTCTGAAGATATCTCTTATACTGGAGTAACTTCCACAACCTTTACGGGAATATCCAGAGCGCAGAATGGTACGGATGGAGCTACACATTTAGATGATGCTCCTGTGTTTGTTAATGTGTATTGTAGATCCATGAGAGCTTTCCGCACGTTCCTGGTTGCTCTTTATGTTCAGAAAGCTGGAGTTAATTACCCAAGGTTGGTTAAGTGGAGTACGGAATCATCTATACAAACGACACCAACCTCATGGAATGAAACTGATTCTACGGTTGATGCGGGGGAGTATGAATTAGCTGATACAAAAGGTGACATCCTTGATGGACTTCAGTTAAGGGATGCCTTTATGATTTATAAAGAAGATGCAACCTATTCCATGCAGTTCGTTGGGGTTCCGTTCATCTTCTCCTTCCGACAACTATCCCCAACTATCGGAGCAATCTCCAAGAACTGTGTAGCAGAGTTTGATGGCGGTCATGCAATATTTGGGAAAGGAAACTTTTATATCAATGATGGTCAGAGATTAAAACCAATCCTTCCCCAAAAGTTGAAAGAGTATGTATTCACCCAGATCAATGGTGATCAGGTAGCAAAGAGTTTTGTTGCTGCAGACTATGGAAGAAACGAGATCCTGTTTTGCTATGTATCAGATGGAAGCATAGGAAACCAGTGTGATCAAGCTGTGGTATGGAATTATGTCACCAATACTTTTGTTATAAGGAATCTTCCAGCTTTGGCACACATGGGGTATGGTGTGATTAGAGATCCAACCAGATCATCAGCATGGGAAGATTCTACCAACCAGTGGAATACTATTTTTGGACCCTGGACAACGAGCTTTGACTCAACAGACAAGGTTCTCTTGTTTGCTTCCCCAACCAATACCAAGTTGTATCGTAATGGATCAGGAAACAAGGAAGATACGACAGACATGACTTCCTTTGTGGAGAGAAGTGGATTGTCTATGAACGAGCAAGGAACTCCAGATCATAGCTCAGTCAAGAGAATCAAAGCCATCTATCCAAAGATGACAGTTAGCAGTACGAATCTGGTGAATGTCTATGTGGGTACCCAGATGTCAACAGAAGAAGGTATTTCATGGAAAACTCCAGTTCAATTCACTCCTGATACCCAATCTAAAGTATCAGTTAGAGCCACAGGAAAGTTCTATGCAGTGAAATTTGAATCAACTGGAGATATGGATTGGGAGCTGGATGGGTATTCCATAGAGGTTGAAGATGCTGGGAGTAGAGGATCTAGGATGGCAAGCTGATGGCTACCTATTCAGATCGAGTTGTAAAGAGCGTAACACTTTATGAGCCTGGACCGCTCCCAGAAGAAGTAGAAGATCTGGGGATGTATGTTGTCACAGAACTTAAAAGACTAGGCAACACCCTGTTTAACCAAGCCACATTCAGACTGGAGAGGATGCACGTTGAACCATCAAGACCAAGGGAAGGTGATGTTCGTTATGCGGATGGAACCGATTGGAACCCTGGATCTGGAGAGGGAATTTATTTCTTCAAGAAAGGATCACCAGGAAGCTGGGTGTTACTAGGATGATGTTGACTGATCTTGATATAAAAGGAGAGAGCAAGACTCCGAAAGGGGTTAATGTTCACTTGATTGAGTCAGATGACATCACCTATATATGGGATGATGTTCTTCCTTTGATTAGAGTATCCCTGCGTTACGCAGAAGGTGAG